ACGAAGATGAACAACACGAGAGATAGAAAGATGCCCTATGAACGCCGAGGAAAATGCGTCTACAAAAAAGGCGAAAGTAAACCGAAAGGGTGCTCAAAGACAGTTGCTAAAGCAAAGAAGTATTTAAAGAAACTTTATTCTGTTGAAGAGATGGTTCGAAACGAACTAATTAATATGCTGGAAGAGGTAAAAGAAACTCAATGAAGCTTATAATGGAAAACTGGCGAGGGTATCAAGAGGAAGTATTACTAGAGAACTTTAACGCATGGGACGCCCCAGACGTCTTAACAGAAGAGATCTATCTTATAGAAGAAGGAAAGATAACCGACTTTATTAAAAAAGGCTTTCAGCATTTTTTTGCTATGCCTAAAAAAGTCCAAGCAATGATTAAAAAGGGTGAGGAACTTGGCCCAAAAATGGAACAGCAAGCCCTTTTAAAATTAACTAAGAATCCCGAATTCAGCGCCGGGATAGAAAAAATTGCTGCAGCCATTAATCAGAAATACGCAAACAATCCTGAAATTGTAGCTGAATGGAAAATTCTTAGCGAAGGTACCAGCAGCGAAACAGAAATACTGAAAAAGGTAATACAGCAGCAGGCGGCTCAACATGCAGAACTAGCCAAGGAAATTGAAAGGCTTAAGGCCATGGCTTTTAATACAGATGCCGAGGCAATGATCGATACAGCCGAAAAAGTCACGGGCGAAACCGCACCTCCTACCACAAAAGAATTTTTAAAATACATCCTTAAGGCAAGTGCTGGCAAATTTATATTTGGATTTATCGATAACTTTATTATGGTTTGTGTCGGAGGACTCATCGATGTCTACCTCGCAAAATCTTTGGGGATTTCAGCGCTAGCCGCGGCCGGTATTGGAAATGGAATATCTGACGCCGTGGCAGACAAGGGCGAGTCGACGATGTTGAAGATGCTTGGTGCCGTAGGATTAGATCCGGAAGAAATCGCACCGGAAAAACTGAAGAATGCTCCCGGGTGGATGAGGTTTCTCAACAATAACTATAGTTGGATTGCCATTTTCATAGGATGCATGGTTGGAATGTTCCCACTCCTCCCGGGCATCGGGATTGGTGGCGGCATAGCTATCGCTGGGCTCGGTCTGGCGACTGGCGCCGCGAAGGTGCGAAAGGCTAAAAGGCACGCAAAATGGAAAGCCGCCGCGGCCGGGGAAGAAGCTCCAGAAAAAGCAGCAGAGTAATAAACAAAGAGAGGTAAAAAATGATGGCAACAACAAAAGCATTTGTGGATACATGGTTATCAAAGCTAACATCGCGCAAGCTAATGGTATGGCTGACAGCCACAGGTCTCACTTTCACGGGACATGTCACCAGCGATGACTGGGTGATTATTTCAGCAATCTATATTGGAGGCCAAACGATTATCGATGGCATCGCTAGATTGCGAGGGCACAATGCTTAAGAAGAAGATCTTGGAATTTGCTCTTAAGAACTGGAAATTAATTGCAATCGCGTTGCTCGCAGCAGTGATTGTGTTAAAGACACGGTATGATTATCACCTGATGGAATCGGCATATACGACGATGGTGGAGTCTAGCGAGGCACAGATTGAAGGACTGAAAGAAATCCACAAGAAAGAAATAGAAGAAAAGCAATTGCTGATGGAAAGCTTTTTGGAATCGATAGCAAATATCGAAGAAGATTACGAAAGAACATTAGCAGAACTTGAAGTAGAGCGCAACAAGAAGACGCGAGAATACGCAAGAAAATTCACCGAAGACAAGCAGGGACTAATTACAGATATAGAGACCACTCTTGGGTTTGAATATGTTGCTCCTTAATTTATTGTTAATTCTTTCCTCGCCGGTCCATGCCGAAGAGGCGCAGTTTACCATTTTAGGACACAACCAGTGCGCACCGTTTGAGGGTGTGCTTTTTAATAAGCAGGCCACCGGCGAGATACTGTCGGGATACGATAGATTTCAATATGCATGCGATAGTGTGGTACAATATGAATTAAGCAAGCAAGCCGAACTTCATCGCTATGACTTAGAGTCTCTTAAGATTGAACACAAAGCTTTAACTCAAGAATATGATTTGTTTATCACGCAAAAAGATAAAGAAATTCAAGCACTTGTCGGGTCACTCAAAAAGACCTCACCGCGCAATAAATGGCTTTGGTTTACCGGAGGGCTCATTGTGGGCGCAGCAGGAACCTATGGAGCATATAAAGCATTCAATGAAAAATAACGAGCTAGATAAAATCGCCGCCATTGAACAAGCCATTGCGAAGAAGTATGGTGAAGAAGCAGTTCAGAACCCACACGCAAATTGGGACGAGGACAAAGAGAAAGATTACATTGAACAGATGAAAGAGTTTTATAAAACCAAAAGTCTCAACGAGAGATGGCAAGATAAAATCAATGTTAATGGCATAAAGGCCACAAAAAAACTACTTAATAGAGAATCTCTACAAACATGTTCTGTCTGTGGGAATTTTCCAAAGAAATCACTGGATGATGTTTGCCTTTTAAAGTTTGAGTGTTGTCACAAGTGCCATATTCAATACATTGAAGGAAGAGAAGAAAGATGGACAAAAGGATGGAGACCCCATGAAATTAAATCAGAAATTACTTAAAGAAATGGTGCGAGAAGTGCTATTGGAAGCCCAAGATGAGGCTGGGCAGGTCACAGCAATGGAAAGCGGACTGATCGACCAGATCGAAGAATTCATCACGAATCTGGCTAGCAAAGAAGGCGTCGATCTGGTGAACGACCGAACCGTGATTCAGAAAATCATGCAAATGCTCAGCAACCGCATTCTTGGACAGGGCGCCGACGATGTCGAGGCGCTTAAAGTGAAGTCCATGTCGACATCTGCCAGGAAAAAATCCCAAGTCGGTCGACTCAAGGGAGCCCCACCCCCACCACCAACCACAGGAGAACCGCAATAATGGCAACAGTTTATGAAATAGTTCAAGGGCTATCACAAGCTGCAGCCAACGCATACGACGGGGCTTTGGGAGAGGATCTATCTCCAACCGGTACCGGGACCCTTCGTCGCGAAGAGGGAGATGCACTCATTGACGAGCGCGTAATTGATGGCTTTAACGTCAAGTTTTACGGCAACATGATGTGCCTCACCTACCAGTCAGAAGTCACTCTTAAAGAGGTATATGGCTCTGGCTTTGAGAGCGAAACAGATCAGCGTTTAACTGATATCGCAGGCTGGCTCAAAAAGGAATACAAGAAGATTACCGGACGATCTGTAACACTGACAGAAGAAGGTGAGATTGATGTGATGGTACAGAACACATCCCGCGTACGCACATGGGTTCAGGCCAAGAAGCATTATAAGGTGGGCGGACTATCCGATGATATGAACGATGACAGCCGAGGATCAACCAACCCCGTTGAAGAAAGTTGGAAGACATTCCTCGATCAGGGCGGCTGGAAAGGAAAACGACCAGATAACGATACGCGGAAGGACTAGCCATGCAGGTTTCGCGCGACGATTTATATCGCATTATTCTTGAAGAATATTTGTTTGCAGAAGGTCGCGTTGGAGATGAGGCCGCCGAAGCGCTGCTCAAAAGAATAATGGGCGACAAATATAGACCCCCCGAAGAGCGAGACCCCACACGATATGCCAAACACTACGGCGACACAGAACCAATGGAGAAGTCCGCAGCACCGGAAGAAGAGGAAGGGGATCTTACGGGCGTCGTAGATGCCGGCGAAACTTATCCAATTGATCCGGAAGGAGACGAGACACCCTTCCGTGCACGACAATCAATGAGTCCAGACTCATTAGCTGACGCGATTGGCGAACTGATTCATGGAAGAGACCCCGAAGAAGTATCCGAGATTTTTCAGATAGCTTTTGAGAGGCTTCCTGGTATCGAATTATCGTCGCCCGGTGATCCAGATTACCCAGGCGAAGAGACCCTTTATACCCCCGGCGCCGAAGGCCGGCCAGTCGCAGGCTTCCAGTTAGAAGAATTGATGGAGTTAATTAGAGAGATGATAGAAGATGAGTGGATCCCGGCGGATAAACTCCCGTCACATAAAACGGGAGACGTTGAGCCGCTAACATTAATTCAGAGAATAGAAAGAACTTATCATGATTTACATGATTCATTTGATGAGTTGGAAGATCCAATTTGGAGAGTGATGGCGCAAAGCATTATATCCGATTTGCAAACTCTCATGGATATTGTAGAGAACCCAGAGGATTACCGCGAATAGATGTATGAGCTTTCAACTAGACAAAAAGCAGAGAGTTAAAGAAATTTTAAAGTGTGGTAAGGATCCTTCCTACTTTCTCAATACGTATGCCCGTATATCGCACCCGATGCACGGGCTGATTTTGTTTAACACATACGATTTCCAAGATGACCTGCTTAAAGAGTTTAACGACTATCGATTCAATGTCATTCTCAAGGCGCGCCAGCTAGGAATTTCAACGATTACAGCAGGTTATATTGTTTGGATGATGCTCTTCCACAGAGACAAGGCAATTCTGGTTATGGCAACCAAGTTCGCCACCGCTGGAAACCTCGTGAAAAAGGTCAAGAACATCATGCGCAACCTCCCCGATTGGTTGAAGATTGCCACCATCATAGTTGATAACCGCACTTCGTTTGAGTTGTCCAATGGC